TATGCAGGATCCGCCGTAACAGCAGCAAGAATTTCATACGCATCGGCTTCATCGATTAAATCTGTAACTTCTTTGTCAAAACCCCAGCGAGTTAGAAGGGCCTTAAGAGCAGCGCGGTTTTGCTTTTGCTTAGCATCGAGAATCTGAGCAATCTTGTCATCAAAAACAGCAGGGTCAGCATTGTCTACTCTGTTTTCTTCGCCACCAACGTTGTATCGCTCGCCACCACGCATCTCAACAACTCCCCAAGAACCGTCGGGGTTTTGGATGAACTTGTAAGCAACGCCATCAATTGTTTTTTCGTATGCAGGTTCTTTGCCTGGGCTGTCTAAATCATTAGATGGCTCCCAACCGCCACCAATTGCTTCTGGAAGAACAGCCTCACGGGGGGCTGGAGGAGTCTGAGCCTTTTCTTGTTCCAAACGTCGCGCCCTCAGGGCAGCAACTGGTGTTAGAGACCAATTGCCTGGCATTTGTTGGCCCATCATACGAACTGGTGGGTTCCACTGCCAGTCACCTCTAGGAGAAACCTGACCCATGCGCATAGGTTCTGCAGGAGGGTTTGTTGGTTTCTCTTCTAATGGCTTAGTGAGTAATACAGCGTCCATGTCTTTACGTGGAGTAGCAAGACGTACTTCACTCCAACCTTTAAGGTTTGGAGAGATTTCTTTACCAAAAGGAGTAGAAAACGGTCCATTAGGCGCTGTCTTACTTGCTTTATCAGCAGCAGCAACGTCGGCTGGGTTGTTTGGGTCAACTGGACTGTATTGCCCTGTGCTGGTTACCCTAGAGCCAATCTTTCCACTACGCTCTGCACTTTCCATGGCGCGACGGTTTAGTTCATCTGCTGAGGTCCAAGTAACTTGTCCCTCACCGTCTGTAAGTGTAGTTCCGCCACTGGAAGGAGTAACTTCTTTTGGAGTAGTTTCTGCTTTAGGAGCAGGGGCTGCTTCTAGACGGTCTAAAGCGTCTTGGTTTTTCTTGTTACCAAGTTGAGCATCGTAGATTTTAGCGACAATGCGCTTCGCATCTTTTCCAAGTTCTTCAAGGGCTAGGTAAAGTGCTTCAGCAGCGATTGGCTCTTTAAACTGAAACTTTAGGTTTCCTAATCCGTTTGCGCGGGTCGTACCAGCCTGCGGAACAATAGCCTGTTGTAGTGCTCGTTCTAAAACTTCTGCTGGGAATTTCTGAGCCAATTCTGCTGGATCATCTGTGTAGTCTTCAGAGTCATTGATTGGATCTTCAAATCCAGCCGCATGATTTGGGTTTTCAGCAAGTTGGTAGGCACCCTCTGGGTATTCATACTTAAAGGTTGTTGCCTCTGGTTCCGCGTCTTCTCCAGTAGCAGGGGCTTCTACGCCAGCAGGAGTTAAGATGTCTCGTGGATCAAAGTTTTCGTCGTACATTTTGTCGATTTGATCCTGAGACAAACGAGCAACTGGTTCGCGGCCTTCTGCTTTTGCAAGATTCTCATCGTCATCCTGAAGCATCTTCTGAACATCAGCCCAACTTGCGGCTTCGCCCATTGCTTCATCTAATCCACGACGGGAAACATCAAACTTGCCATCTGCTTTTTTAACAACATCGTATGAATCATCTGTGTACTTAACACCAGGACCTTCGTAACCTGTGTCCTTAGTGAATCCATGAGGAGCATCGAAAGATTCTAAGTCTTCTTCGTTGAGAACAATGTCATCTGCTGAATATGAAGCAGGAGTTCCACTAAATCCGTCTTTACGCTTGCCTGGGATAACAGCCTTGATAAATTCGCCGCCATCTGTAGGAAGATCCACTAGACGTCCGTTAGGTAGTTCTACACGAACTGTGTTGCCATCTGCACTCTGGGAGACTACTCGACCTGTAATGCGCTCTACGACACCGTTTAAGCGCTCTACGAACGCGCTCATTCCACCGCCTTGGTATGCAAAGCGTCCCTTACGGTCACGACGTTGCAACATAGCGCGTTGGCTAAGGGCTGCAGAGGAATTTCCATCGCCATATGCAGCAACAAGTGCTTCAAGTGGGTAAGAACCTGCAGGAAGAGAAGTAAGGCGTGTTATTGCGTACTTGTATTCAATTGATTCTGAGTCTGAGGTGTAAGCCGTTGCCAATAAAGGACGGGCTTCATCAGAGATACGATCATCAGCAAGCATCCAACGGGAACGAGCCTTAGCAAGACCTGAAGCGGTCATGATGTGCATACGAGTTGATGATGGGTGAGCAACTGGAAGAAGATCTGTGTGGTTGGTGTAGGTATCGCTCTTCTTATTCTTTTTAACAAGATTGATAAAAGCCGAAAGTTCGCGCATAGCATGGAACTCACGAACTTCAAATGCTTGACCGCGGGTGGACTCAAATGAGCGCTGAACAACAGTTAAGGCAGCCTTAGGGGTTACATGGCGTTCGGCAGGAGTGTAAGCGTTTGCTTCCTCAACTGCTTGAAAAACTTGCGCCTGTACTAGTTTTGCCTGATGCATAACTGATTTGTTGTTTGTACTCACGAAGATTGACCCTTCTTAGTAATGGGAAGCAAGTCAGCATCAATGCTGTTATAACCTAATTCTGCCAGATTTTTAGCGCGGCTATATGGGTCTTCGTTGTTACGAACACCTCGTAGCCAAGTAGCGCGTAGTGCTGGGACAGACTCGTAACCAAAACCAGAGAACTCTGCTAAAGCGACGATTGCGCTTTCTGTAGATTCATACTCTTCTAGATCTTTAATGGTTACTGACAATTCTTGTTCGTAGTACATGTCATCAACATCTTGTTTTAGATTGTCTCTGTCATACTCAACAACAGCATCGTCGTTGACAGCGCCTTCAGGTAAAACTGCGAAACGGCATTTGCCCATAGGCTCTACTGGCAAAGAAATGATTTGACACTGGTCGCCACCGAGATAGAAGACGCAGTTAGCGCAATTAACGCCAATAGAAGCAACTTCATTTTCCTCGGCGGATGTGTAGCCAGCCCATACGCCAATCTGGTCTTCATTAAACTTTCCGTGCTTGTTGACGATCTCTAGTAAAGCGTTTGCAAGATCTTGTTCTTCTGGAACAAGACGAGCAGAGGCTGTCAAAGCCGATGCAGACTTCTTTGTGCTACGTGGGTGTGAGGCAGGTAGTAGATCATTGTCTGACTTGTAACTTGGATTTGAAGGCTTACCACTCTTAAGTAGACGTAGGTAGGCATTAACACGGCCCATGGCCCACTGATCGCGAGTCATACCTGGACGATGTGAAGTCGAGAAAGCACCAGCACCGCGGCGGTAGACAGCCTTAAGCATGCCTAAAGTAGCCTTACGACCTTCAGAAGCCTTTTCATTGTGCTCTGCAACTTTGTTGCGTAGAGACTTTTCTACCTTGGCAGAGAACTTAACTGCTTTAGATTTTCCAGAAGAGGCAGAGCCTTTAGGATTTGTTTTTGAACCCTTTACTCGGTCCTTTTTAGGAGCAGGGGTTCTTGGGTCTGAGCCAGCAGCAACTACAGGCTCTTCTTCAGTTACAGGACCGCCAGCAACCCAAGCACGGCAGGTGCGTGCAGATGCACATTTGAAGTCAAAGATCTCGCAGTAGCCTAATTCGCCAGCCTCATCGATTGCATCGAACTCATCTGTGTCATCTGTAAGACCGCTTTCGATGCATTCCATCATGCTTGGAGTTTGAATGAACACAGCGCAGTTACCGCAGCGTTGCTTCTTGGCTTCCTCAGCAGAAACGTTCCACTCATCACCTAGTTTTGTCCAGTACTCTTCGTTTGGTTCGCCAGGATTTAGCGGACCATACATTGCTTGGTCGATAGCCTTCTTACGGTTATCTAAGTTAATAACAATGTCTTGAGTTGCTGGAGGACACTGGGCCATTTAAGCACCTTCTTCTTGAGCAGGTTCTGGAGTTGAAGTGCCTCCTAGGGCCTCAACTACGTTTGGTGGAAGCGGTCCAACGGATGCTTCTTGTTGAGCACCCTTAACCTTGTCCATCATCTCTGGGGCAATAGCGGCTAGAACTGCTTCAGTAAGTTCAGGAGTGATCGCACCCTTTTCGTAGATCATGCGGATTGCAAGTTCTTCTGGGGTTGGGGCATCTGCTCCAGAGAAACCGTGAGCGTGACGCCAAGTTTCAAGAGAGATAGCGCCGCGGTCAAAGCCTGAGTCAGCATCGGCAGCGCGGTCGTTGCGAGTTGAGATTGCTGATGGGTCATACCAAACAACAATGCGGCTAACGTCTGCTGGATCAAAGCCATTTGCCTCTAGGTAAGGACGCAAGTAAACAACTGTTAGAGCATCTGCAATTAAAAGCATTAGCGGTTCGATGTGAGTCTTGTATAGGGTCTCATCAATCTGAACAGCGTTTGAGTACTTAACGTTGGCAAGACCTGTGATGACATCCTTAGGAATGTCTATGCCCTGCATGATGCGCTCTAGAACTCGATCAGAACGCTGGGCTAGAGCAGGGTCAAAGGAACGCTCAAACTTGAACTGCTTAATCTTGTCGCCAAGTTCTGCAGGGCCACGAATGATAAGTGGAACAACTGCGGAAGCGGAATCCTCGTCCTTAATAGGAGTTGTCATCGCGTCCATCAACTGCTCTTCGAAATCATCCTGCTGTTCTTCGGCAAGGATTGCTGGATCTAGATCAGCATCATCTGCGTATGGGTAATCAGCAGGAGCGTTAGCAGAAACGCTGAGGCCATCTGGCAAGTAAAGAGCACCAGCGTTTAGGCGAGAGCGTGCGGTTGCGCGGAAGGTACGGTTAAGAAGAAGTAGTTCAGAGCAAAGGTCTAGTAGACCGCGGAGACTTGAATCCGCTTCGTCTGAGTAGCGTGGGTGTGAACGCC